AGGGTAAGGCAGAAGAATATCTACGATCGGTTATGGCACAGTACAAGAACAAACTTGTATACGATGCAAACACTGGTGAGATCAAGGACGATCGTAAACACATGTCTATGCTAGAAGACTTCTGGCTACCAAGACGCGAAGGTGGTAGAGGTACTGAGATTACCACTCTCCCTGGCGGTGAGAACTTGGGTCAGATTGATGATATTATCTTCTTTCAAAAGAAACTATATAAATCATTGAATGTACCCACAAATCGTTTAGAGTCAGAAGGGTCATTCTCTTTGGGTAGATCTAGCGAGATTACTCGTGATGAGTTGAAGTTTCAGAAGTTTATCAATAGATTACGCAAGCGTTTCTCGCAATTGTTTATGGAGTTGTTGCGCACACAGTTGATCCTAAAGGGTGTTATCAATAAAGAAGACTGGGATGAAATTAAAGAACAGATCACAGTAGACTTCTTAAAAGATAACCATTTTACTGAACTGAAAGAATCTGAAATGTTGCGCGAACGCCTAAACACTCTGCAACAGATGGAAAACTATATTGGCACATACTTCTCCCGTGAATGGGTTAAGAAAAATATTCTTCGCATGAATGATGATGATATTAAGGCGATGGATGAGCAGATGGCAGAAGAGAAAGATGATGAGGATTCGGAGGAAGTTGACATGAGTCAATCAGAAACTCCTCCAGAACCTAACGCACCTGATGCAGAAGAAGTTAATCTTGACCGATAAGTCGAGATTTCAATTTGTATAAATATAATTACAGTAAAGTATATTGGAGATTACATTATGAGTAACGAAAACATTAGAGCGATGATTGATGCACTTGCAGATCAAGATTACTCTACGGCAAAAACAGAATTTGATTCTGCACTGTCTAGTAGAATGTCAGATGCAATTGAAGATCGTCGTATTGAGATCGCATCTCAGGTATATAATAATGGTGAAGAAGATATCGCAATTGATGGCGATACAGTAACCGAAGAATAAATAAAAGGTATATATGAAACTCATTACAGAGCATATCGATAAGAAGTTAGCAGTGCTTACAGAAGCCAAGAAGGACGGAACTAAGGGTTACGTCATTGAAGGTATTTTCATGCAAGCAGACAAAGCTAACCGAAATGGTCGTGTATATGAGAAGCGCATCATGGAAGGTGCAGTAAATAAATATATAACCGAGCAAGTTAAAACAGGGCGTGCTGTTGGTGAGTTAAATCACCCAGAAGGTCCTACAATTAACTTAGATAAAGTTTCGCACCGCATCACGGACCTTCGTTTTGAAGGAAATGATGTAGTAGGAAAGGCATCCATTCTTAATACTCCTATGGGTAAGATCGTACAAGGTCTTCTTGAAGGTGGTGTTCAGTTGGGTGTCTCAAGTCGTGGTATGGGTAGTCTAGTGGAAAAGAATGGCGTCATGTACGTCCAGGATGACTTTATGTTGTCCACTGTTGATATTGTGCAAGATCCTTCCGCTCATGAAGCATTTGTTAATGGAATCATGGAAGGTGTCGAGTGGATATGGGAAAACGGTATGTTAAAACCACAGCAAATTGAAAAATATGAGACAGAAATTAAGAGTGCATCAAGTGCTAAGCTTTCCGAAGCAAAGTTACAGGTGTTCCAAGATTTCCTCTCAAAACTTTAACCTTATAGGAGTATGCTAATGTCAGAGAAACAAAAGGGTCAAAAACTTGACCTAGTCGCTGAAGACATTAATGTTGAAGAACTCCAGGATGAGCAAATTGTGGAGGACGTTGAAGTTTCTGATGAGGAAACTGTAGACGCCGAAACTAATGCTGAACTGGATGAAGCAGCAGATGCTGAAAAAGAAGTTAATGGTGATAAAGCAAACGACGAGACAATTGCTTCTATAAAGAAGTCTGCCTCTAAGAAAGCTGTCGCACCTAAGACCAAAGCAGGTCTAATTAACGCATCTTACAAAGCAATGTCACAGATGACCAAAGAAGAATTATCTTCAATCTATGACACATTGGTGAATGTCCAAGAAGAATCCGAAGAAGTTTCTGAAGATGCGATTGCTGAACAAGCAGTTGTAGAAGAAGATACCCAAGTAGAAATCAAAGTCGACTTTAAAGAAGACTTGAACGCACTTGTTTCTGAAGATACTAACCTTTCAGAAGAATTTAAAGACCGTGCAGCTATCATTTTTGAAGCAGCTGTTAAGTCTAAATTATCTGAAGAGATCGACCGTTTGGAAGAGCAGTACACAACTGAACTTTCAGAAGAAGTAGAACAAGTTAAAACTGACTTGGTCGAAAAGGTTGATGGATATCTATCATATGTTGTAGAACAGTGGATGGAAGAAAACAAAGTTGCTGTTGAGAGCGGTCTTCGTGCCGAAATCGCAGAGTCTTTCATCACCGGACTGAAAGGTCTATTCGAACAACATTATGTTGAAGTGCCAGATACTAAGTATGACTTAGTTGATGACCTCGCAACTAAAGTTGATGAACTAGAAGAACAGTTGACAAAGTCTGTCGAAGACAATATTAAGTTGTCTGAGCAAGTATCAGGTTTACGCCGTGAACAGATTATCGCAGAAGCGACATCTGGAATGGTTGAAACAGATGCTGCTAAATTGGCGAACCTAGTTGAAAGTATCGACTTCGAAAGCGAGAAAACATTCTCTAAGAAAGTTTCCGTTATCAAAGAATCATACTTTAAAGCAACTAAGTCAGCAATGATCGACGAATCAACCGAAATCGCTACTGATGAAAAAGGTACAATGTTGGAGTCTTCTCCCGCAATGGGCCGTTACCTCACAGCACTTTCAAGAACTACCAAATAATCACATAGGAGAACTATAAATGTTCAACGCAGAAAAATTACAAGAAAAGTGGGCTCCAGTAATCGAGCACGCAGAACTTCCAGAAATCAAAGACGGCTACCGCAAGGCAGTTCTTGCTTTGGTATTGGAAAACCAAGAAAAAGCAATGCGCGAAGAGCGCGGTCATCAGTCATACCAGTTGAACGAAGCAGCTCCTGCTAACGCAACTGGCGCTGGTGTTGACAACTGGGATCCAATCTTGATCTCTTTGGTTCGTCGTGCTATGCCTAACCTTATCGCATACGACATCGCTGGTGTTCAGCCAATGAGTGGTCCTACTGGCTTGATCTTCGCAATGAAGAGCAAGTACACAGCCCAATCTGGTGCAGAAGCAATGTTTGACGAAGCAAATACCGCTTTCTCTGGCGCAGGTACACAAGGTGGTGAGTCTTCATCATTGGTTGGTGTTGATGCTAACACCGATGATGTTGCAGATCCGTTTGCAGTAGGTAACGCAATGTCTACCGCCGCTGGCGAAGCATTGGGTGATGGTTCTACTGACTTTGCTCAGATGGCATTCAGCATCGAAAAAGCAACCGTGACTGCAAAGACACGTGCTTTGAAGGCAGAATACACTATGGAACTGGCTCAAGACTTGAAGGCAGTGCATGGTCTGGACGCTGAAAGCGAATTGGCAAACATTCTGTCCGCAGAAATTCTTGCTGAAATCAACCGCGAAGTTATTCGTAAGATCAACGTTAAAGCAAAATTGGGTGCTCAGCAGTCAAACACTGCTACCAAAGGTATTTTCAACCTGTCTACAGATGCCGATGGCCGCTGGTCAGTTGAGAAGTACAAGGGTCTGTTGATGCAAATCGAACGCGAAGCGAACGTTATTGCTAAAGAAACCCGTCGTGGTAAGGGTAACTTCATCCTAGTTTCTAGCGATGTTGCTTCTGCCCTAGTTGCTGCTGGTATGTTGGATTACACTCCTGCATTGTCAACCAACTTGCAAGTTGATGACACAGGCAATACTTTTGCTGGTCTGTTGAATGGTCGCACTAAGGTGTATATCGATCCATACGCAACTACTGACTACGTTACTGTTGGTTACCGTGGAACTTCTGCATACGATGCAGGTTTGTTCTACTGCCCATACGTGCCGTTGACAATGGTTCGTGCCGTTGGTGAGAACAGCTTCCAACCAAAAATTGGTTTCAAGACTCGTTACGGTATGGTTGCTAACCCATTCGTGGGTGCTGCTCCTGCAAGCGACGAAGGTGCTAACCGCGCTAACCAATACTACCGCATCTTCCGTGTAGACGGTTTGATGGAAACTGCTTAAATTTTAAGTAGTTAGGTAATATGAAAAGGGCCCTTCGGGGTCCTTTTTTTATTGTGTATAAATAATGTCATATACAAATATTAATGGAGACCATGCACAATGGCACTAGATACAAACATCAACCTATTAAGTCCCACTGGGTTTAAGATGATATTTTCGCGA